GCTATGTTAATTGTAATGTTTACCTACGCCACGCATGATATGTGTTATGTAGGTCAGCCTGACGGCAATATGTTTGGCTATGGATCATGTTCAGCAATGATTGACAGAGTAATAAAGGAAGGCAAATAATGAAAAAGAAAATAGCAATATCTGCATTAATAGCATTGTTGGCTTATGCCGCATTGAGTATTTTTGCAACAGATGCAAGAGCAGATGTCTATGTAAAAGTAGATGCAAGTGGCAACGCAATAGGCGGAGCAATTATGTGTGATGCTGGAACTTGCGGTGCAGGCAGTGAATACTCACGCTTAACCTTGCAACCAGGTGAACGCTATGTATTACAAGGTACTGGTCATGCAGGCATTGGCAATAACAATCCAAATACTGAAGTCAAAGTTGATTTACAGACTAATGAATGGATCGTGACGCGGGAAGTTGTAGTTGTACCTGTTGAGCCTGTTGTAATAAATAATCAACCAGTGTTGTCTTATACAACGCAAACTGTTGAAAAATTTACACCTGAAACAAGTCCAGGTAATGACAGGCCAGCACCAGTGCTTGTTGTAAATCCAACACCAGTTGTAATTCCAACTGACTCAACTACGGCTACCGCAACAACAGACACCAGTACCGCTACCACTGACACAGCCACAGCCAATTTGTTTATGACAACTGCATCTATTGATTATTTAACAATAGATTGGGAAACAGTTGATATTTACAATTTTGATTGGGATTTATTTTGGATATGGCTAACAGAAACATTGTGGGCGTTAAAACCATGACTCCAGGATTTTCAATGATGGGATCAGGCATCTATTCACAAGAAGTGGATAGAGAAATAGTTTGCGCTGAGTTATGCACAGAGTGTGATGAACAAGGTAAAACCTGTGATAACTATTGGACTGAAAATGTCAATACAGATGATTGGGGCAATATTGAATGGGATACAACTTGTCCTAAATGTGAACATAAAGTTACCTATAAGGAGGAAAAAGAATGAGTTACGCAATAGTTGTTATAGATGATGGCAGAGAAAGTTGGCAACAGCATTATGATAATTGCATAGATGCAGTAGATAACTTTCACAAGTTTACAGATCATGGCGTAGCGGAGGTAGATAGGACCATTACGCTTATAGAACCCAACAATAAATTACACACAAAGACCTTCATTAGACCAGGTTTAGAGGGTAAACTTTTCCTGTCCTATAAATAACCTGAAAGGGGTAAATAAATGGATCAAATGATCAAACGCTGTGCTTATGGTGCATGGCATTTTGGGGAACAACTTTGCGGGGCTTGTAAGAAGGAGCGAAAGGGCTAAGCCTGCGCCGTTTCACCCAATTCCTTTTAATAGCCGTTTTGTCGGTAGGAATTGTGGCCATATCCCCTGCCAAAGCAATTGCTCCAGTAATGAGCAAAGAACAAAAGCATAATTTTGCAATTTCTATAATGAAACCAAAAGATTACGCTAGGTTGCTGGTTGGAAAACAATTTAAACAACCTCAAACAGAGTTCAGATGTTTGGCACAATTGTGGGGCAAAGAGTCAGCGTGGAATTACAAGGCTAAATCTCCTACGCATGACTACGGAATTCCACAAAGACACATGAAGCGCAATACCAAGGCTCAGATTGCCAACTTTATGGAAAACCCGCATACGCAAATTCAATGGGGGTTGAACTACATAAAAGTAAGATATAAAACTCCTTGCGGAGCGTTAGAATCATGGCTATCAAGATCAAAGAATGGGCGTGGGGGTTGGTACTAATGAGCATTATTCCTGTTTATGTAGAACCAGTATTTCCAACTATTGACCCGTCTGAAATCTACGAAGATGATGATGAAGATTAGTGGACAAGAAAGTTGTTGAATTAGTCCATGCTAGGGCGGCGGGCTACTGCGAAAAGTGCGGTATGCCTGCCCTGGAGAACATGGCGTTGCATCATAGAAAACTCAAATCTAGGGGCGGGAAAGACACACCTGCCAATTTAATCTTGGTCCATCACGGGTGTCATAATCTAAAAACAGATAGTATCCACCTTGCACCAGGCTATGCCACGGAAAAAGGCTGGATTGTTCCATCTTGGGAAGAACCCACCAGTTTTCCAATGGTCAAACCTGATGGCACAATTGTCTTATTAAAAGATGACGGTACAGAGGCCGTTATGATGGAAGGTGATTAATGCAAATTACGGTAAAAGGCAATGTTGGTAATGACATTGATCTTAAATTTAGCAAGAACAATAAAGCGTATGCAACATTTAGTTTGGCGTACACACCAAGGACCAAACAAGGTGATCAGTGGGTTGATGGTGACACTACCTGGTTTAGAGTTGTTCAGTTTGATAAAAAGGCTGAAGCGCTCGCAGACTCAATTAAAAAAGGTGACAGCGTTGTTGTTGTAGGCGAAATGAAACAATCTACATACAAAGACCGTGACGGCAATGACAAATCAGTGCTTGAAATTACAGCAACTGATGTAGGTTTAGTGCCTAGATTACAAACTAAGTCAAGAGCGAAGGAGCAAATGCCATCATGGTAGAAGAAAATTTATTAAGCGCGGCTGAAGTTACAGAGTTATTAGGCATTACATTAAACAACTTGCGACAGATACAGCACCGCAAAACTCTTACTTGGGTTTCTAAGAGCGGGCGTAATGTTTATTACCGCAAAGAAGATGTAGAAGCGTACAAAGCAAAGCGTTCAGCCCGTAATGGCTGATGTAAGTAATATAAGAGAATTACTTGCCGTTGTAGAAGCAGTGACGCGGCAAAAAGTAATTTCTGAAGTTACAGCATTTTGCTCAGAGTTCCATCATCACATAAATGACCGTGATGTTGTAATTGTTGATCAACTACTGGAATTCCTCAAACCAGTACAGCAGGAGTAATCAACGCTAGACTTTTTCCATGCTAACCATAGAAAAAGAAGTGACTATTGCTGAAATAGATGAAGCCATCAGCAATGTTTACTCTATGCTGAAAACAGATACCTATGGCAATCGTATGGATTGGCGCAAAAAACAGATATTGCAAACATCTTTAGATGACCTTTTAGACGCTAGGTTAAATTTACAAAAGACAGGTAGCGCTGTAAGTGAGTAGTGAAGCAGGCTTTGTAGATACTTGGCTTGATACAGATGATGTAAGAATTACATATTGCCATGAGGGTAACCAAAAGTAACCTTTTGTAACTTTGGCTCAATTTGCGGGAAAAAGTTTCCTATAATAAAGTGAACACATAATGGTAAACAAAACCCCTTTAGCAGGAGCGCTGAAGGCTTACAACCGTGCAATGGTTAGAACGCTTAAACCAGCATCTGATGAATTGCGTGAATTGGAATTAGATCGCCTAGACACGCTCCAACAAACATATTGGCAACCAGCCGTGAACGGGAATCTTAGAGCCGCAGATTTCATTTTGCGTGTAATTGATAAGCGGGCAAAAATCCTGGGGCTTGATGCTCCAACTAAGATCCAAGCAGAGGTGGTGACTTATGACGGAGGAACAAATCTTGACGCAGAAGTTGAAGCAATCGCAAGACTCATTGATGCAAGCAGAACCGTTGCTGATGACGGAGCAGAGATCCACACCATCACTGAACTCCAGGATCAAAGCGAGCAGATGGGTTTGGAAGAACAAACTGGCGCGGAAGGAACAATTACCACCTGAAGGTGATTGGAACATTTGGCTTTATATGGCAGGCCGTGGTGCAGGAAAGACCCGTACAGCCGCAGAATGGCTAGCGTGGGAGGCTATTAGACAGCCTGCTACTAGATGGGCCATCATTGCGCCTACTTTTTCTGACGCAAGAGATACATGCGCTGAGGGTGAATCAGGCGTAGTTTCTATTTTAAATCGTTATCACATGCTTGCTAATTACAACCGATCTATTGGCGAGATCTTATTAACCAACGGAAGCCGCATAAAACTATTTTCTGCTGATCAACCTGAACGCTTTAGAGGACCGCAACATCATGGTGCTTGGTGTGATGAATTAGGTGCTTACCGATAT